ATGATTGAACTTACAAAGGAAAGCTATTCAAAAGAAGAAGTGCAGGAAATACTTGCACAGTATCAATCAAAAATAGCAGAGATGGAAAAGCAGGTTGCCGATTTTGAAACTGTGAAACAGCAGTATGCAGAATTGCAAAAAGATAACCTTACAACACAGATAAAACTTGAAGCCACAAAGGCAGGACTTGACCCAGAGGAAGTATTTGACCTTATAGAAAGTGATGACATTAAGAAGGCACAAGCAAAAATTAACAAATTGGTTGAGTTAAGAAAAAAGCAGGATATAGAAAATTCCTACAAGCCGAATGACCACAAAGCAGATGACAGCTATTCTGTAGCAGAAAAAGAAAAAAATGTTGAAGGTATGATTTTTTCAAAACTAAATAAAATTTTCGGATAATGGAGGTTGATTAAATATGATAAAGACAAGTCATTTTACAACACATGAAAACATTGACTTATCAAAAGAAATTGTACTTATAAGCCCTTCAGATACACCACTTACAACACTTTTAATGAATAAAAAACTTGTTGAAACTGCAGGAAGTGTAACCATAAACTGGAGAGAAAAGACCCTGGATGATACAGAGGATATCTCAAAAACAGAAGGATTTACAGTAGATACATTCGTGTCAAGTGGTAGAGCAGAAAAATCAAACGTGATGGAAATATTCTCAAAAGCAGTACAGGTTAGCGGTTCGGCTCAAGCAAGTAATATAACTGGTATTAATGACCTTTTTGCTTCTGAAATAAGCGATAGATTGACCGAGGTTAAAGTAAACATTGAAAAGAAAATGCTTGCACCTAAAAATTACAATGACGGTAGCTCAGCACCTTTTATAAGAAGGATGAAGTCAATATTTGAGCAAGTTCATCCCGATAACGTGGTAGAAATTGAAAAAGCACCTACCCAAAATGATTTTAAAGCAGTAGTAAAGAGGTTGTGGGATTGTGGATTAGGTAGTGGTGAATTCTATTGCTTTGTCAATGCAGATTTTAAGGAGATTATTGACGGTTTTTACGCTAATCAGATAAATTACAACATGCCAATGAATACCTTTGGTTTCGTTGCTAACAAGATTATTACAAATTATGGAATTGTAAACGTGGTACTTAACAGGCATATGCCAGTAGACAAGATACTTGTTGTTGACCCTACATATTTGAGGTTGGTTTACCTTAGAAAACCTTCCTTTGAAATGTTAGCAAAAGATGGCGATAACCTTAAAGGTATGGTAATTACCGAACTTACACTAAAACTGCTTAATAGCAAAGCGGTTGCAGTTGCGCAGTAGGAAAATATCGGAAGGAAGTTGGGTTTTGAGGAAAGGACTGCTAAAAGCGGTTCTTTTCTCTTTTTATTTTTTTAAAAATGCAAAAAAAATAAAAAAAACAGAAGGTGGTTGAAATGATGTTTGAAAAAAGAGAGGACTATAAAATTTGGAGAAAAAAGCATAATATCCGCTTATGGGATGTAGCCAAATATATCAATCTAAGCGAAAGCAGTATATCACGATGGGAAAATAACATGAGGGATTTACCAGATTGGAAAGTTGAACTATATGATAGATTCATCAGGGAATACGAAATGAGGAAAGCTAATACAAACTAAAAAAGCACTAACACCACAACAAAAGTTTGAAAAAATGCTGGAGAAATAGAAAAAACAAGTCAATGATAAAGAATATGATTTACAAAAACGCAACAACAGGAAACAAAAATAGGAGGTGTCGAAAGATGGGTTTTGTATAGCATATCCCTTATTCACACTTGAATAAAAGGTGGAATAAGGGATTATCTACAGTAGAGATAATCTTTAATAATGCAAGTGAATAAGGGATAGATGCAGACCTATCCCGAATATGAAACAAAAGTATGACCTAATTCTAAGCAACGATATTGATAGTTTGTATAGTTGCATTTTGATAAAGCAAGTCAAAGGATATTCAATTAATTACTTTTATGATTTCAGGAATTTATACCAATCTAAACAAAGTCAAAACGAATATATAGGCGTAGATATAGACCTAATGGAAGGATATTGTATATCTAATCACGTTACAAGGTTAAGCGAACAAGATAAATATAATCCAAAAGCATATAACTTAAATAACGATGTAACACAAGATAATTATACTAAAAAGTATTCAGGCAGTACAGCATTATACTTGCACAAATTATTGAATTGTCCATTACCTAAAACAGAAGAAGGTAAAATGATATTACTAGCAATTGACGCAGGATATAAAGGATTTTACAATCCAGATTTTCACGATACATTCAAGCATTATTTAGTTGATATTCTAGAATTTGAAGAATTATATTATCTATGCCAAAAATACAGCATAGATGATTTTATAAGTATAATTATCAAGTATAACCTAAATGGAAAGATTTGGTTTAATAATGGAGGACTTCAAACAAATATAAAACTAAAAGAATTGCAGGAAGTTTTAGGACTTCCTTTTTTTATGCCTAAAAACAAGTTTACCATAATAAAAGAATTTGAATATATTACAAGACCTATTACCAATGAGAAAACAAAAGAGGAATTAGATTCAAATATATTCTCTTTGGCACTAACAAGAAAAAATTATGTAAATTATAGTAAATTGAAACGGAGGATTGACCATGAAAAACAATATCACTGTTTTTAATGCTGGTTTAGCGAAAAAATTAATAAAATTGGGATATGTTGTAAAAGACATAGAGCCAAATAGGAACAATCCACAAAAAACAGTTTTCTTTTTTGAAGCAACAGAAGAAATAAAAAACATAATAAACGATTACAGGAATAGAAAAAGAGAAGCTAAAGGAGGAAACATAGATGAACACAAAAACATTTCTAGAGAAAATATTTAAGAATGAGAAAATTAATTTTAGAGCATTAAAAGATAATGAAAAACCTATTAATTTAAACGGATACTTTGATGAAAACATGAAAGATAAATTAAAGCAACTAAATGAGCAAGGATATAATATTTATTTTGTTGTAAATAGCGGAGGAACAAAAAAAGAAGCAATAAATAAAATTAATGCTTTTTTCATAGATTGTGATTGTGGCAGAGATAATAACGGAAATTACTTTGATTTAGACATAGTCAAACAATATAAGCAAAGAGTATTACAGAGGGTACAAGATTTTGGACTTGTACCTTCTTTTGTTATTAATAGTAGAAATGGATACCATGTATATTGGCTAGTTGATAATGCTAAAGTAGAACAATTTGAAGAAGTACAAAAGAAATTGATACACTATTTTAATTCTGATGAAAGAGTATATACCCCAGAAAGAATAATGAGAGTACCTAATTTCTATTGGACTAAAGATATAGATAATCAATACCTTTGCACAATATATCAGTATAATGATGTACGATACAATGCAAATGATTTTATACAACATTTGAATTCAAAAGTACCTGATTATATACCTGAAACAAAGAATATATCAACTAAAATAACAACATCAAAACAATTCAGTATTGATAAAACAAATGAACATATAGACGCTATTAAAAATTTAGATGTAAATAGAATGAAAGAATTAATTTGCAAAAAAATTGATGAAAAAGTGCCTTCAAATGCAGATATATCAAGGGTTAGAGGCATGGGGGAAAAAAGTGAGAACAATAATAAAGATAATAATATATATCTTACTTATTGTTCTCACTTTTACCCTACACCCTTCAAAGCTAGTAATAGAGCGGATTTGAAGCACATAATTTACACAAAAATTTGCATTAATGATTTTTTAGGTGTAAATGAAGGAATGTTTAAATGTGTATTACATAATGACTCTAATCCTTCAGCACATATTATAACTTTAAAAGATGGTACACAGGTATATAAATGTTTTGGTTGTGGCTTTAAGGGAACAATAACAACATTAGTTGAAGCTATTGCAAGATGTACAAAGAAACAAGCGATTAAATTTATTCAAAAAGTGTATAATATAGAAATTGTTGAAAGTGAAAAACAAGTACAAGCGAAAGAGTTACTGCAGGAAAATATTGATTATATTTTATCGGAACAATTTGAAATAGAATATCCAGATTTATACAAAGTAATAAAAAGATATATTCCTTATTTAGTATGTTTGAATGAGTTAGCAATTCAAAATGTAATTGATGATGATTTGCTAAGTGATGATAAAGCAATTTTCTTTAGCAGTATCCGATATATTGCACGTTATTTAAACAACAATAATATAGGAAGGACAAACAATAGAGTTAATTTGTTTGCCTTTTTAGGACTTTTAGAAAAATTAAGTAAAGAAAGTATTCCTGAAAAATACCTGCAAAAAGCAGAAGCATACAGGAAAGACAAATATATAACATCATATTATGCGATACCGTCTTATAGTTATTATTGTTTGAATGAAGCCAATCGAAAAGCACAAACGTTTAAACAAAAAAATATGACTATGACAGCATGGAGTAAAGAACTACTTGTCAGAAGTTTAAATCAAGACGAAGCTGATAAAGTATATGTACAGCAGAAAGACGAAAAACTATCTAAAACAAGCCAACAATTTGCAGAAAAAGCGATAAAGATAATACTTCAACTGATACAGGCACAAGGGTATTGTACAGAAGAACAGATTATTAGGCAAATAAGAGGGAAAAAAGAAGAAAAGAAAATAAAATTAAAAAGATGTTTGCAGGAAATACTTGAAAGTTACAACCTAAAACGTGTTAGAGCAAATAAAAAACTAAAAGAACAATATGGGATAACCACAAAAGGTTATCCTTTTTTAATTATTAAAAATAGTTAAAGAGGGTGCATTTATAATGTCTAAAGATTTAGAAACTATCAATAAGAGTTTAGATAATATTTACCAAAAATTATTAGAATTATGTAAAATAATGGGCATAGACATTAAAAAGTTAGAAAAGAAGGTAGATGAACGATATGCAAAAACAGTGTAATCAAATTATAGAACAATTAAAGCAGGAGATACATAAAAGGCAAGAAAAACTTTCACAAAATGCAAGGAGGAATAGATATGGCTAGGCAAGTATCATTACTTAATCAAGCACTTAAACAATATTGGAAAAACACGACTACGTATCCCAAATACGCTTACTTTATGTGGAGGAATGGACTTGCAAATTCAAATAGGGATTTTTCCGAATTTACGGAACAAGATATTATCGAGAAATATTGCAAGGGTAGTTTAAAAAAATATGGTAATTTAAAACAATGGGAAAATACAGAGGAATATGCAGAACTTATGAATTTGTTGTTGTTAGAAAAAAGTAATAAGGATTTTGTAGAAATTTATAATGCAGTATCAGAGAAAGCAAAACAAGGGGACGATAAAGCGGTTAAAACATTTTTAACACTTCAAAACGAACTTAAAAAATCAGTCAAAACTAAAAAATCAAATAAAGCAGAGCAGGAAGAAGTAGAAGAAGATGATGATTTGATACTTGAATAGAACACTTGTACGCTTTATTTTGGTTTTAAAGCGTTTTTTTATCGGCAGGTAATATAAAATCATTACCTGCTATTTTTATGCCTTTTAAAACTAATTTTAAGCAAAAATAGGACTATATAACAAAGAAGGTGAGAAAGTGCCAAAGCTAACTAGAGAAGAAAAATTAAGACGTATAAATGCTAATCCAGCACTTTGGTTAAAAAACTTTGTAAAGATAGATTATAACGGTCAACTAGTACCATTTGTATTAACACCAGAACAACAACATTTTGTAGATAATATGGATAGATATAACATTATATTGAAACCACGTCAAATAGGTTTTAGCACATTATTATTAGGGTTGATTTTATATTATTGTTTTCAATTTGAAAACTACAATGTACTATTGCTAGCACATACAGAAGATACAACACAGTATCTATTCACACGCTTAAAGTTAATGTACGAGTCAATTCCAGATAAATACAGAATTGGATTTAGAAAAAATAATGAAATGGAACTATTCCTTGAGAATAATTCTCGTATTGCAGTTAGGACAGCATCGGCAAGTAAAGGACAAGGGATAGGTAGAGGATATTCCTTAAATTTAATTCATTTATCGGAATTTGCATATTATGATGAAAAAATACAAGATGTGATACTATCCTCAATTGAAAATTCCCTTGTAAAAAACGAAAATTCCAGAATATTTATCGAAAGCACAGCAAAAGGTTTAAATCATTTTTATGACCTTTTTAAGGACTCAATGGCAGGTAATTCACGTTATAAACCATTCTTTTACAATTGGTTTTGTGAGAGCATGAAAAAACAATATCAATTTGAATACGAATTAGCGAAACAATGGTACAAAAAAGGCATAATAAAACATTTGACAGACGATGAGATGGATGAAACCGAAAAAAAACTATACGCATTGGGGGCAACGAAAGTGCAATTAATGTGGAGGAGATGGAAACTAACCAACATATCAGAGGAAAAATTCAAGGAAGATTTTCCTTCTACATGGCAGGAAGCATTTATTGCAACACAAGAGAGCGTATTTGACCAAAAGCAGATAAATGATAGATTATTATTTATACCAGAGCCATTAAAAGCAAAGGAAATAAACGATTTACCAGATATTCTATATCCATACTTGAATAAGAGTTTATTTATTTATCAGTTGCCAAAGCCAAAAGAAATGTATTTTTCTGGTATAGATACTGCTTCAGGATTATCAAAAGATGGAGACCTTTCCGCTATGTCAATATTGGATTCAAGCGGTGAACAAGTTGCGGTATTTTATCAAAGCGGAATACCTGTTTATAAATTTGCGAATATAGTTAATGAGTTAGGAAACTACTTTAATTACGCTTGTCTTATGGTTGAAAGAAATAGTTATGGATTGGATTTAATAAATAGGTTAAAACGTGAAATAGGATACCTCAACCTGAACAAAACTAAAAAGTGGGATAGAACCACAGGCAGGAAAACATTGGAAATTGGTTGGAATACGGATAATGTAAGCAAGTCAAAATTAATTCAAGATTTTAAAGAAGCGTTTGAAGAAGGAATAATCCTTATCAACGATAGAGAAACATTACAACAAATGCAAATTTATATGGAGAAAAATGGCAAGCTAGGTAATGTTAGAGGCAAAAATAACTTTGACGATTTAGTAATAGCCACCGCTTTGGCATTACAGAGTTTAAAATCAGGTAGGTATTATGTATAAACAAGCAAGGAGGTTTCTATGATAGTACCAAAAGAAAAAATAAACAAAGAAGAATTAATATATCCAATAAAGTTTTATCTAAAAAGCAAGGTATTTTCTAAAGAAATAATAGTTCATGTAGATGAAAGCCAATGTATGAATTTCATGGACTGGTTGAACAGGAATAAATACGCAGAAAATATACAATCATGGGAATTTTTTGTATTTGATGATATAAAAACAAAAGAAAATATAGTGATTATGCGGAATGAGATTCAAGCATTTAGAATGCCGAGAGTGCAAGAAATTGACGCAGATAATTACAGAATTATTCTACAAGTAGGGGGTTTTTAATATGACGTTAAAAGAATATATTAAAAAATACTATGACAATTCGCCAGTATGGTTTCAGGATGAAGTGACTAAACAATGGCATGTAGAGAGAGTGCAGAACATATTGGATTTGAAGGAATATTTAAGCGGAAAACATGCTATTTTAAACAGACCTAATGAACAATACAACGGTAAACCGTACAAGACAAGGAAAATTGTATTGCAGTTGGCAAAAACCTTGCTTAATTTTGAAACATCGTTCCTGCTTAAAAATCCTGTAACATTAACATCAGAAGATAAACAAACACTTAAAGCATTTAAGGAAGTGTATGAAAAAGCAAGATATAATAGTATTGATTTCAAAATCCTTGATAAAATGGTAAAGTACGGAGAAACATATGAGTACGTTTTTATCTCAGAAAGTGGAAATATCACAAGCCGAATAATACCAGCAGAAGATTCATACCCTGTATTCGATGAAACAGGAAAAATGATAGCTTTTATAGAATTTTACACTATTGACGGAATATCATACTATATTTTGTATACCGAAAATGAAGTAACACAATATATAGATGATGATGGATTGAAACTTACAGGAAAATATAAAAATTTATCAGGTTTACCAATACAATACAAAACAATAAATGAATTGGATAGTTGTCGAGGTAGAAGTAGTTTAGAGGATTATATAAGCATAATAGACAGTTTAGAGGACTTAATATCAAAGTATCACGATGGCTTATATCGTTTCATTAGTGGAATACCAGTACTAAAAGGAACAGGACTTACAACTAAAGATGGTAAAGGTACTATAGACCCTAATGCAGTTGGTTTCCTGCTGCAAATAGACGATACCGCAGATTTTCAGATAGTCCAAAATAGAATGGATAGTGCTTCTTTTAAGGCGTTATATGAAATCCTAATGGCACAATTACTTAATATAAGTCAAACACCAGCAATAGCTATGAACTCAGTAGAGATTTCTAATCTATCAGAAACATCTATAAGAATGATGTATAGTTTAGCAAGTGTAAAAGCAAGATTAAATGAAGATGCTTTGTTAGATGGATTTATACAGCGATGGGATAAAATAAAGAGATTATTAGCATTAAAAGGTATACAAGTATCAGGTGATATTAGTTGTACGTTTGAGCATGATGTTCCATTAAATTCAACTGAGGTAATTAACAATATTACAACATTAAAACAGAATGGATTAATTTCACTTGAAACAGCACTCAGCAGAACACCATATATTTATGATGTATCAACAGAAATGCAGAAAATCAAAAGCGATACAATAGGTAGTAGTGCAGAAAACGAATAATGCTATATGTTGTATATTGAAGTTTACTTGTAGTGTATAAATATTCATTAAAATGTATAATTATAAATATTGACAAAAAGGGATTGGGTAAAAACGTGAAAGTATTGATATAATTCCTATTGGAATAGTAGGGATTTGTTCGCCCAATCCCGCCATGTTATCAAATGTTACAAAATTGTTACAGAAATATTACAAAATTGTTACAAACAGATTATACAAAACAAAACACAGACGAACTAACAAGGTTCAAAGGTGCAATATTCTTTCATAGGAGGATATTATACAAAACAGTAATTTTGTATAATCTCAATTATTTCCAGTAGTCAAATGCAGTAAAATCAATGCTTTCATGGATTGTATTTATTTTAATACATGAGGAAAAAAGGTATTTAGATAAAACTAATTTTTTATTAAATGTAATACAATGTATATTTAATTACATTTATAAATGCTTTGAAATGCAGTAATAGCAAGGATTACAAGGAAATATACTATTGCTTACATAATATAGATTATGTGGGAAGTTGATACCCCCTTTTTGAATTTTTTTGCCACAGCAAACCACTTTCTCACCGTTAAAAAAATTTTTGTAAAATTGGCTTACAATTGCCTAAATACATGATATAATTAAAAAAAATACAATGTGAGGTGTGGGGTATGGAAAATAACAATGAGAAAATAATAATTGATGCTTTAGCAAGACAAGGAAGTGATATTTCTAAAAAATATAATAAAGCATTTTTAATATCAGTATCCTATAATCAAGAAAATCCTTCTTTGTATTGCCCTGCTTTATACGAGATAGATTATAATGTTGCAAAAGAATTGCATATTGGAAGTAAATATATTGATTATGCAAGTAATTATTGTACAGTTTACACTATTATTGAAAAATTGGTAGATAAAAAAGGTAATATTATATTAATTTCAAATGATAAAAATAATATAATAATAAACTATGAAACTAAAAAATATTAATAGATATTTTTACAAAATACCCTTCATACTAGTTTGAAGGGTATTTTTATGCCTAAAAATCAATTTACAGGAGGTTTTATTATGACATATTTAGATAGAATTAAACTAGAATTACAGGATATTACCTTTAGTGATAATGAATTAACCGTATTAGCACAAGAAAACGGTATTGCTAATCCTGCTTTGGATTATGACCCTACAAGTAATACAGCAAAAAGAGCAATTTATTCAACTGTTTTAAGCGTACTTGAAGCAATTGCTAATAATCCAAACCTTATGAAAAACTACAAGAATGAAGATATATCCATTATGGACTTTGCAGAGAGCATACAAAATAGAATATCACAACTTGAAAGAAAAATAAGATTATTGCCTAGTGATGATGTATCCGATAATATAGCTGATGGTGCTAGTTGGACATATATTTTCAGGGAGTAGCAAAATTTTTGCACTCGTTTTTAGGTATCCGCTTTTTGTGGATACCTTTTTTTATTTTTATTAATTCCTTTTAAAAACTAATAAACACAGGAGGAAACGATATGCAGATTAGAACAAATTTAAAACAAGCAAATAAAGTAAAAGAACTGATTAAAAAAGAATGTGCCAATTATGTTGATGGTAATTGTATTCTTTTAGTATTTATTGCAAAATAGAAACGGACAAAGTTGCAAAAAAAATTCCCCAGTTTTGCAACTATGAATTCCCCACTATTGCAAAAGGCCATTGAAGGCACCACACCAAAATAATATCCTTGTGATTGATCGACCAAATCAGTTACAAGGAGGATTGGAGGATGCTATCAATGACCCAAATCAAGGATATCAGAAAAATGTATTTTGAGGAAGGGAAAAATATCAGCCAGATAGCCAGAGAAACCGGCCATGATCGCAAAACGGTGAGAGCATATCTTGACAAAGTGGACTGGAACCAGAAGCCACCGAAAGTGAAGAAGGAAACAGCCTTTCCGAAACTTAATCCATACAAGGATGACATTGACACATGGCTAAACGAGGATAAAAAGGCCAGGCGCAAGCAAAGACATACAGCAAAACGAATATACAACCGGCTGGTGGAAAAGTACGGAGAACGCTTCAACTGTTCCTACAGGACCGTAGCAGGATATGTAGCTGTGAAGAAAAAAGAGATATTCAACGCAAGGGAAGGATTCCTGCCTTTAGAGCACGTACCAGGTGAAGCCCAGGCAGACTTTGGCGATGCTGACTTTTATGAAAATGGCAGGCACTACAGGGGTAAAAGTCTGACTTTATCATTTCCCCACAGCAACAAAGGATATACCCAGCTATTCAAGGGAGAGAACCAGGAATGCCTGTTCGAGGGCTTGAAGGCGATATTTGAGCACATAGGTGGAGTGCCGCCAAGGATATGGTTTGATAATGCCAGCACCATAGTAGCTAAGGTAATAAAGGGCGGAGGCAGGAACCTGACAGATGATTTCATGCGTTTCATGGAGCATTACCGTTTCAAAGCAGTATTCTGCAATGTAGATGCCGGGCATGAAAAAGGCAATGTGGAGAACAAGGTCGGCTATCACAGGAGAAACATGCTGGTGCCGGTACCACGTTTTGAAGACATTAGTGAATTCAACAAAGAACTCCTGATTAGGTGTGAAGAAGATGCCAAAAGGCAGCATTACCGAAAGAACGGTACGATCGAAGAACTATACAGGGATGATAAGGCATCCCTGCTGGAGCTGCCCAAGACAACTTTTGATACAAGCAAATACATAACAGTGAAGACAAACGGATATGGCAAATTTCTGCTCAACAAAGGCCTGCACGAATATTCCTCAGCGCCAAAATTCGCAAACAAATATGTACTGGTCAGGCTGACTGCCTTTCATGTAACAGTGCTTGACGAAAGCCATCGGGAGATAGTGCGTCATGAGAGACTCTACGGCGACTACAAGCAGCAAAGCATGCAATGGCTGCCATATCTGACTCAGCTGGCACGGCGACCGGGGGCATTGAAATACACAGGTATATATCAGATGCTGCCACAGCCTGTGAAAGAATACATGGAAGAGCTAAGCAAGCAAGACAGAGGGAAAGTATTAAGAGTAATTGCTGATCTGACACAGAAGAGCAGCTTCGAAAAGGCCATTAAGACTGTCAGTACTGCCCTGTCCTATGGTGCTGCCGATGTGGACAGCCTGATAAATCTGCACAGATATTTGTATGAAAAAGTGCTGCAGCTGGAGCCGATACATTTGCCCGAGCATATACCTCACTTAAACAGATATGTGCCTGATTTTATGGCATATGACAGAAGTCTCAAGGCAGGTGAAGAAAAATGCTGACATCTGATATTGCAGCATGTTGCAGAAGGCTTCGCCTCAGCCGGAACATAGTGGAGATGTCAGGTAAAATACAGGCAGTCAGCCACCAGGAATACCTGCTTAAACTTCTTCAATCAGAGATCCGGCATCGTGAAGAACTGAAGAAAGACAAACTGCTGAAAAAAGCAGGTTTCTATACCATAAAGACATTTGAAAGCTTCCGGTTTGATGAAGTAAAGCTGCCCAGTGGCGTTACTCCGGAATATCTTAAAGAGTGCGAGTTTATCGAAAACAAACACAATATCGTCATGTACGGCAATGTGGGCACAGGAAAGACGCATCTTTCAATTGCTTTAGGTGTAGAGGCCTGCAAGAAGGGATTGGAGGTGAGATTTTTCAGGACATCAGCGCTCGTGAACAGGCTGGCGGAACAAAAGAAAGCCGGAACATTGTCAGGCTTCTTGAAGGACCTGAATAAAGCAGATCTTTTGATCTGTGACGAATGGGGCTACGTCCCCCTCGACCGTATAGGAGCGCAGTTATTGTTTGAGGTCATATCCGAGTGTTATGAACGCAAATCGGTGATCATCAATACCAACATAGAATTTTCAAGGTGGGTGAACGTGTTCTATGACGAGCAGATGACAGGCGCCATTATCGACCGGCTACTTCATCACTGTCACTTGCTACTGTTTCCCGGCCAGAGCAACAGGATGCGCGAAGCTGTACTAAACACATAAAAAACTTACGGGAAAGTCACTGGGTTTACATAAAAATTCCCCACCGGTGCCTGGGGAAAAAATTTTGCAAAAGTGGGGAGATCTCACTTGCAAAAAACATCTTTTAGATACCACTTGTCCTCAAATGAGATGTATGTATAGCGTACTTTGTAAATACTTTATAAATTCTGTTTTACCACTGGACAAAGAACTATATAAAGAATTACTTGAAGGTGCTGGAGAAGAAACAGGACTTTATACTAAACAATGTAAACTTTGTAATAAACAGTTTACCACAGATAAGAAGAATGTACTATATTGTGATAAATGCAAAGACAAAAGAAGAAAAGAAACACGCAGAAATAGTTATCATAAAAATAAGGATTAGTTTGGACAAAGTTAAACAAATTCTAATTTTGAAATCCGCTATTTTCAAGGGTTTTAAGATTTAAAATTTCCGCAGTGGGTAGGGGGTAATATATTTATATTACCTTCTATTTAACTTTGTCCAAAATTCACAAATTAGATAATGAAATGGAGGTTCACAACGTGAATATATTCGATTTTCCGAACAATGATTATCTTTACCTGCTATCTATGGCAGGAGATGATATATATATCAATAACGATACAATGCCAAAAAAAGCACTTATAAATAACCTTCCAGTAAATAGACAAGCAGATATACGGACTATATCCACAACATCAGAGATAAAAAGAGGGGATTTAGTCAATTGGGATAACGAATATTGGCTTATTATTAGCGAAGTTGGACATAAAAGATATACATACTACAAAGGTATAATCCAGAGGTGTAACTATAATATCAAATTCAACTTTCAGGGAACAATTAAAGAATTTCCTGCTATTGTGGATAGCAAAGTATTTGACACAGAAACAAACCAATATTTGAGCATACCTGCAGGAAAAATTGTTGTTACAATGCAAAGTAACGCAGATAGTGAAAATATCAAAATAAACGATAGATTCATAAAAATGAAAAATGCATGGAAGGTTACAGGAATTGATAGAACAAATAACGGACTTTTAATACTACATTGTGATTTAGATGCAATTATTTCAAGTGATGATTTAGAAAATGAAATAGCAAACGCAGGGGATTACATTTACACCTTAGAGATTACTAACGGAGAAACAGCAAATATACAGGAAACAAGCACATTACAGCTAAATGTAGTTGTAAAACTAAATGGTAATGGAGATTGTAAAATATTTTATGTAAACTAATTGACTCCTTCTATGATAGAATAATAAAGTATAGGAGGAGTTTTTTATGGCAAGAAAAAGGATAATAACACCAGAAAAGAAAGAGCTTATCAGAAATCTCATTTCTGAGTACAACATTACTTCAGCAAAGGATTTGCAGGAAGCATTGAAGGATCTGCTCGGAGATACGATACAAAATATGTTGGAAGCAGAGCTGGATGAACATCTCGGATATGAAAAGTACGAATCAACTGAAGAAGCGAAATCAAATTACCGTAACGGGTACACATCAAAAACATTAAAGTCAAGTGTAGGGCAAGTGGAAATAGATATCCCGCGGGACCGGAATGCAGAATTCGAGCCGAAAATTGTTCCCAGGTATAAAAGGGACATTTCAGAAATTGAAAATAAAATAATAGCAATGTATGCGCGGGGGATGTCTACCAGAGAAATCAACGAGCAGATACAGGAAATCTACGGATTTGAAGTATCTGCCGAGATGGTAAGTAAGATCACTGATAAAATACTACCTGAGATAGAAGAGTGGCAGAAAAGGCCTCTGGGAGAGGTTTATCCGATAGTATTTATTGACGCAATTCATTTTTCAGTAAAAAATGACGGCATTGTTGGGAAGAAGGCCGTATATATTGTGCTGGCGATTGATATAGAAGGGCAGAAAGATGTTATCGGTATTTATGTAGGAGAAAATGAGAGCTCAAAATTCTGGCTGAGTGTCTTAAATGACCTTAAAAACAGGGGTGTTAAAGACATTCTGATTCTCTGTGCTGATGCACTTTCAGGGATAAAGGATGCAATCAATGCGGCTTTTCCGAATACTGAATATCAGAGGTGTATAGTACACCAGATAAGAAACACGCTAAAGTATGTGTCAGATAAAGACCGAAAGGAATTTGCCAGGGACTTGAAACGGATATATACGGCTCCGAATGGGAAGGCAGGGTACGACCAGATGCTTGAGGTTTCAGAGAAATGGGAGAAGAAATACCCGGCAGCTATGAAGAGCTGGAAGAGCAATTGGGATGTTATTTGTCCATTTTTTAAGTATTCGGAGGAACTACGTAAAATCATGTATACGACCAATACTATTGAGAGCCTGAATAGCAGTTATAGAAGGATAAACAAATCAAGGACAGTATTTCCTGGCGACCAGTCACTTTTAAAGAGCATATATTTAGCTACAGTGAAGATTACTTCAAAATGGACGATGCGTTACAAAAACTGGGGTTTGATACTGGGACAGCTACAGATTATGTTCGAAGGGCGTATATAGTATAATCAAGGGGTTCAGGGAAACTCTGGTTTCCTGAACCCCCCTGTAATATTTTATACGCATCATCTTTGTCAAATTTTTCTTTTGTAAGAATTTCTTATCAGAAATTCTTTTGAATCTATAAAATTTGACAAAGCAGACTTTCGAGTCTTAAAATATATTTAAATACTAACATAGAAGGAAAATTAGTTTACACAAAAATATTTACACTGCCTGGTAATGTAGTTACAGATAAAACAGTTACCTTTAGTTGTGATAATCCTTCTATTGCAACAGTCGATGAAAACGGATTAGTTACAGCTATAAGTGCAGGAGATTGTATTATTACTGCTTCATTGGCAGAAAATCCAAATGTTTATGATACTATTAGTATAACCGTTACAGCACTACCAGAGCATAATTATGCGGTAACCATTTCAGGTAGCACATCAATCGTAAAGAACTATACAGCAACATATACCGCGACATTTACAGATAACGGTATACCTATAACTGAACAATCCGAATTTTGGCTTACTGCTGATGATGGAGTGTCTGAAACAACATTAGCAACAATAGAAAGCCAAGACCCTATTGCTAATACCTGTGTAGTAAAAGCTGGAAATACATTAGGATACGTCAAGCTGTGGTGTAAGAATATAGAAGGTACTATAATATCTGAACCTTTCAGAATCCAGATTAAAAATATTTTCTAAAGCAATTAATTAAATGTATGGGTATGTTGTTTAAACAACATACCCTTTTTATTATGTGCAACTTCTATGTTGTACCTTTTTTTATGCAATTTGAATATATTATATCAATAAGAAAAATGGAGGAATTTTATGGTATATAGTAATAATAATATAAAAATTCATATCTCAGAAAAAGAAAAAGAAGAATTAATAAAAAACTTTAAAATAGGTGTATTATGCCAATTACACAAAGAAGGATATTTTACACATGAGCAACTAAACGAAATGATAAAAGAGATAAATAAATAAAGTTACTTGCACATCTTTTATATTTATTGTATATTAGATTAAAAAACAAAGGAAGGTGCAAGTATGAAAAAACGAGTATGCGCATATTGTAGAGTATCAACAGATAAAGACGACCAGATAAACTCTTTTAATTCGCAAAAACAATTCTTTGAAGAATACATAAGAAAAAATGAAGAATGGGAATTAGTTGATATATATGCAGACGAAGGTATAACTGGAACGTCAACAGAAAAAAGAACAGAATTCCTAAGAATGATTGAAGATGTTAAATATAAAAAAATTGATTTAATATTGACAAAGGAAATTTCAAGATTTGCAAGAAATACACTTGACAGTATATATTATACACGTAAACTTAAAAGTATGGGTGTAGGTGTCATCTTTATCAATGATGGTATTAACACTCTCGATGAAGATGCTGAACTAAGATTAACCATAATGGCAAGTATAGCACAAGAGGAAAGCAGGAGAATTTCTCAAAGAGTGAAATGGGGACAAAAGAGGCAAATGGAAAAAGGCGTTGTTTTTGGCAGAGAATTGTTAGGTTACAATTTAAGAAATGGTGTATTAACTATTAACGAACAAGAAGCAGAAATTGTAAGAATGATATTCCATAAATTCACAAATGAAGGTAAAGGAACACACGTAATAGCAAGGGAATTGTATGAAGCGGGAATTAAAACTAAAAGAGGTAATTTGAATTGGAGTAATACAATGATTTTGAAGGTTTTAAGAAACGAAAAATATGTAGGTGATTTGTGCCAGAAAAAAACTATTACTCCAGATTTTTTAAGTCATAAAAAGAAGTACAACAAAGGGCAGGAAGAAATGATTTATATAAAAAATCATCATGAACCTATTATTTCAAGGGAACTATGGGAAGCAACACAAAAAGAGTTAGAGAAAAGGACAACATCAAGAGAACAAAAAAGCAAGTATTCTAATCGGTATTGGTGTAGTGGAAAAATAATCTGTGGTTTATGCGGAAGTAGATTTGTAGGAAGATTAAAGAAACTAAAAAACGGAGATACATACAGAGCGTGGAGATGCCAAAAAGCCGCTGAACATGGCAGAGAAAAAATTGATAAATGGGGCAATACTATCGGTTGTAATCAGGAAAGTATTAACCATGTTGTTTTAGGGGAAATAATAGGATATATTCTTAAAAATGTGATTGTAGACAACAAAGAGGAAATTATAAATGATTTAAAAGCACTTATCAAGAAGTATGAAAAACCTGTAAAAATAAAAAATACTAATACTTTATTAAAGCAGATTGAAAACATTAACACGAAAAAGCAAAAACTAATAGATAGTATGCTTGAAGGTATCATCTCTAAACAAGATGTTGCCATGATGAATGAAAAATACGATAAAGAGATAGAGGAATTAAGACAGAAAGTAAAAGAAATAGAAGAAGCTAATATAAATAACCAAAAACAAGCAGATATGCTTAAATCATATATTGACAGAATACATAAAATAGTAAATGATTTAGAAAATAACAATCCTGAAGAAATATACAAAAAAACAGTTGAAAAAATAATTGTGCATAAAGATAAAATATTAGAGATTTATTTTAATTGCCTTGTCAATCCGATAAAGGTTAGATATAAAGCAAAAGGTAAACTTAATTATACAATCGAATGTGAATTACTTAATAGTGAGCAATTTTGA